TGGAAGATCAGACTTACCAGATTGGTAACCTCTTCGCATATTGTTCTGTTCACAGTTTAAGACCATTCTTCAATGGTTCTACAGATTACAGATGGTTTAAATTTACGAATCTTAACGTTATCGTAGATGAAATTGATATTTCTGACGGTACAAGATTCATGGATTTGGGTAACAATACCATTCAAGGTAACTGGAATGGCGATCCGTTCTTTAACCTCTCTAATACTACAGTCGTTGCAGAGAATGTTAAGACATCTTGGATGGCTAAAGCATATACTGGTTATAAGAACGTTATCTTAGACAGAATCTCTGCTCAGAAGAACTGGCAGGATGCAAATATTGATGTAAGATATAGTCCATGTTACGGTTATAACTTTAACCATTGTGTTATCTCTGAGAACGGTAATATCGGTTCCGACAATACAAACGGTATTAATAATACGTTCATTAACTGTAAGTTGAATGAAAGAATGTTTATAACCGATGGCGATTATACTGTATCTCTCGTTGGACTAACCTCTGGCTGTCAGATTGATATGGATGATTTCCGTAATAACATGTGGTTATACAAACAGTTACGTTTAACCTCTGACGGTAATGCATTCTTCGATTATCGTGATATGCCAAATGTTGGAGCACCATTTGTTAACTATACTGGTAACATGGTTACTTCTGATACTATTTGGGTAACTAACCTCAAGAATCTTTATGCAACACGTTATTTGTTAAGTAATGCAAATGGACAGATTACTACATATGTATTAGAGAACTGTGTTGGTTATTACCAGATTCCTGATAACATGACAGTTAGTATTATATCTAGCTCTGTTAAGCTCAGACTAGGTCATAACTGTGTAATTCAGGCACGTGATTCTGACGTTACTCTTGATGATTACTACATTCATACTGCAGACAGAAACCCAACCATTTCGTTACGTAACTGTACATTAAATGGTGAATATACCGGTAACTATAGATGGAAATCCTTTACATCTTATGATTCTATTATCATGTGTGCAAACGAATGTATGAATTCTGTTGTTAAGGATTCTCAGATTAATGGAAACTTAAGATTAATTGCAGAACCTGGAACATCCAGAACTGTTACATATTTATCCAATACTGTTACAGTTTCTCATTTCATTCATGGTTACTTAGATAATAATATCTTTAATGCAGCTTTCAATATTGATGGTCAGTCTGCAAATACAATATTTGGTGCATCTCATGTTCTCGTTGATTCTCTCATTATTCAGAATAACCGTAGTAACTTAACGAATGCTCAAGCTTGGGGAATTTCCAGACTTGGTTGTATGGCTTCTGATGCTCTCAACTACTACACCTTTGTTAATAACACAGGTGGTTTCGAGTGTGTTCTAGATATGCATCAAGTTCCGATTATTCCTGGTGGTACCTTAATAACCACATCGCAGAATGGTATGTTAACTGAAACATTAGGTCAGTTAATTGAATCTGTACGTTGGGCACAGAATATCTCTACAAATCCAGAAACTCCATCTTATGCAGATAATATGATGGCTTATTTCACAAAGATGAGAATGTTCATTATTGGTCTTTATGATGCAACTGTTAATCTTGAAATCTCGTTAATTGATAATCCAATGAAAGGCGGTGAATTCCATGGTACTACAGATACAATTCATTTGAATCCTAATGCAAACTATATTGCAGATGGAGGAACAATCTATAACTACATGTGTAGCGTATATGGACCATCGACAGTTCAGGCTAGATTAAGTACGTATTCTAAATATGATTCTAATCTTGATAATTCTCATACATTTATATTACCTGACCTTGCAAAGGATCCATACTCAAATAGCGATGAATGGCAAATCCGTAACTTTATCTTAGGTAAAGGTCCAGGTTGGTTTACTGGAACATCTGTTGACTGCTCTCTTAGAATCAGACAGGCAGACAAGAGATTCTAATTATTTGACATAAATAAGGATTTAAGATGGACAATATTATAACACAATGTAACGCATTCCTCGTAAAGTCTGACTCACGTTACGCAAATACAATTAAACGTGCAGTTAATGACTTACGTAGGTATTCTGGTGATTTCTGGAATAAGGAAACCATTGCCCAGTATAAGAGAAATAAGAGAACAAATTTGTCGTTAAATAACTGGAATCCTATGGTTAACGCAATTGCATCTCCTATTTCCAATTCACCATGGCATGTTGAGTTAACTGACAATAACATGTCTGAAATTCAAGAAGCAATTGACAATATCGAATCTGATTCTGATACTAAATCTGCAATCATTGATGCATTCAGAAAGGCAGTATTAACGGGTTATGGTTACTTGGTTGCAACGACTGTAGAAGACGAATTGACTGGGGAACCTAAGATTATCGTCGAATCTGCAACTCATATCGATGCAATTGCAGTTGACCCATCTTGTTCTACTCCAGAATGTTCTGATGCAGAAGAAGGTGCTGTTATTAACTATATCTCTTTAAGGAAAGCTAAACGTCTTTACGGTAATGATATTGTTCCAATGGCTTATCCTGATGTTGAATGTTCTATTGCATTCTCTCAGTTTGACCAATGGGAAATACCAGAAGATTCTGTAGCCGTTATTTCTTACTTTACAAAGAATGAACAAGGTTATGTAGATTTATACAAGATTGTTGGTGATAAGGTTGTTCAGCAAATTGCATTACCGATTAGATACATTCCTATTCTGAGAATTGCAGGTAATGAAATATTTGAAAGAAACCAGATTAATTATAACGGTATTGTTCAGCAAACATTATCTCTAGAACTTGGTGCAAATATTGCATATTCTACCATGGTTGACAGAGTTGGTCGTTCTGCTAAGGCAAACTATATGATTAACGTTGATGCATTATTGCCAAAGAATATGGCTGCAGTTAATGAAGATGATACTGTCGCAGTCTTATGGAAAGGTGAACATCAACCAGTTCCTTTAACAGAACAGTTTGCTACGGGTGATTTACAGGCTACAATCGATACATGTAGAACGTTAATGGAAGATACCATGGGTATTCCTCTCACTGGTATTGTTGACCAGAAGGAAAGAACTGCTACAGAAATATTACGTCAGGAAATTTCCAAGGAATCCAACACAGCAAACTATTATAATAATGCATTCAAGGCTATCAGAACCTTGGGCAAGATTATGATTGAATTGTTAAATGGTGGTCAAGACCTTAAGTTTACATTAGAGAACGGTCCTTCTGTTATTACTCGCCAAATGAAGCAGAGACAGGAATTAACAGCATTGGCTACAATCATGCCAGATAACATGAAACCGATTATTGCCAAGTACTTTGCTGATACGTTGAAGAATGACCTTGGTGATGAACTCTCTCGCAATATTGTTGCAAACTTACCGGCTGATGTTAACTTTGTTACTGAAGGTCAGGATCCTGCTGCAGTTCATATGCTCGAACAGATGAAGATGACCATGGATATGAACATGGAAGAAATGGGATTACTCAAACAAGAGAATGAAGACCTCAAGAAACAGTTATTCCAGGCACAAATGAGCATGATGGACGGTCGTGAACAGAGAGAACTCGATTGGCAGAAGTTTGTAGTTTCTGAACAGGATAAGATGATGGTTGAATCTGCTAAGGCTGAGAATGCTGCAGTTAAGACCGAGAACGATGCTGCAAAGGCTACAAATGACGCAGTTCTTAAACAACAGGAACTTGCAATTAAGGAAGCAGAAGTTGCAATTAACTCTCAAGAGAAGGAAACCGATCAGGTATTGAATAGCTATAAACTTGCTATCGATGCTGCAAATATCGGTAACGATTTCAAGGAGGAATAATGTTATTTCAAATCTTAACAGGTTCAGGCTTAAGCGGTAACTCCATGAAAGGTGGTAACCGTTTAGCCGTTGAAAGACAGACACAGCAAGAACATGATTCTTTACAGGATCCGATGATTCAATTCCCAAGAGAATATGCAAATGCTATGTCTTTACCTCCAGGACCTATCAAATCTATGGTACTGGAACAATTAAGAAATATGGCTGAAGATGTAGAGAAAGATTATCCTAAATATTGGGATGATCGTACTCCAAGAAAGCCAGTATCTCAGTCGTCTAGTTGGGTTGGTAATGTAGATTATGACCCAATCACTCAGACTGCAAATATTCAATTAGGTAATAAGTTATATCAATATCCGAATGTAACACCAGAAGGTATGGCTAAATTCCTTAATTCTGGTTCTTTGGGTAAATTCTTGAATAATCTTAAACCATATACTGGTCAAGGATTCTAAACTTCTCTAATTATTCTTCATATATGGGACCACATGTTCCAAGGCTGGCGATAGTGCTTTGCAAGCACCGTGGAAGAGTTCGATTCTCTTTGGCTCCATGAAATATCTAATTATTTCTGTATAATGGTAACGGTGACCATTATATGTAAATTTAAATTAACACCGGCGAGGAATGACAATCCTATATGAGTATGTCAACAGAGCAAGCCTTGAGCTATATGAAAGGCAACGATAAAGATGCGAAGGTAACTGAGACCCCATCAGTCGAAGAAACCAAATCGGAAGAAGTTAACGTCGATTCTCCTGAGGATGCAAAGAAGGTTGAAACTAAGGAAGTTGAAACCAAAGATGACGGCGATAAGCCAAACGACGGCGATCAACCTAAAGTTGAAGATAAGGGAAGTGATGAGCCCAAGGTCGAAGAAACGAAGGATGATAAGAAGAAAGAACTGACACCGCAAGATTATGCGTTCATGAAACAGAAAGATAAGAACCGTAAATTGCAGGACAAATATGACAAGTTGAACAACAAGTTCAATGAAACCAACAAGCAGAAAGACGCACGAATCAAAGAACTTGAAGATGCGTTAAAGAAGTATCAAGACCTTAAATCCGAAGATTTCAAGAAACAGGATGGTACGGTTGACTATGATGCATTTACTGACTGGAAGGTTCAACAGAAAGACATGCAGAATGAAGTAAGTAATCTGCGTAAATCTATGGAACAGGACCAGATTCAGCATGCAATCGACTATGACCGTTACGTAACTGAAAGATGTTTCGAAGGAAAGGAATTGGAAGATTACGATAATCTTATTGCAACCAAGGGTGGAATATTTGCGAATGAAATACATAAGGTTGATAAGACTAACGCAGCTTTCAATTACCTCGAAACATTGAATGATTATCCGATTGTTCTTCGTGAACTCATGACTAACCCGAATAGATGGTTAAATAGTATGTTCAGAAGTACTGACCCGGATATGATTAAATGGAATACTGCGAGGGTTGCTGATACAATCTTAAACGAATATTACAGTTCTAAGAAACCTGCAGAAACTCCTGCTCCAAAGCCTGCTATGCCCGTCATCGGAAAGCAGATAACAAATGCTGGTGCTACTACTAGTCCACATCAGAGTATAACGTCTAGTATGGCATCGATTAACAAATATTTACAAACACATAGACATTAAATCCAAAGGAAATAAATTATGAATTACAAAGATTCTGTTAACAATGAATTTCAGGTTAATGAACGCACCGAACTCGTTCTTATCCGCTCTGCTGAAGCAGCTCCGTACCTCACTGTTGGTACTAAGTCCTATTTAGGTGACCAGCTCGTTGGAAAGAGAAATGGTCAGACTTATCAGTTCGTCATCCGTGATGCTGGTGAATATGTTACTGGTATTGATATTACTGGTCACAAGTCCACTCTCAAGGAACGTCCGGTTGAATTCAAGATTCAGGAAGGTAACATCGCAATTGATACCGATATCCTCGTTAAGGCTTCTGTAGATTTCGATAAGGAAATTGCTCAGCCTAATGGTGAGAAGCTCGCTAAGGGCCTCGTTAAGGATGTTATGGATGCTGACCTCGGTAAGCAGAATACCGCATTCGTTGGTCAGGGTTGGTTACCGTTGTTTAAGGCCTCTAACTTCCTCGAATCCATCTCGTCTGAATCGCAGTATGCATTCTTCGACCCAATGATTCATTCTATCGCTCGTTCGTCTGGTAAGGCTTATGAACCTGCTGGTGACGTCGAACCGATTTATCGTAAGGGTCTTAAGGGTACTATTGGTGAAGCTGAAGTCCGTTCTCAGCAAGGTTTCAAGGTTGTTGAAATTTCTGAAGCTCTCGCAAACGAACTTTCGAGTGCAACTGTTGCATCTTACGTTTCTGGTGACAAGGTTGATACATTGACTCTCAACAACGTTACTGAAGATATTCCGGCTGGTACTCCATTGTTCATCGCTGGTGTTAAGGCATGTGACCTCGTTGGTGAAGCTACCTCTGCTCCAAAGGCATTCATTGCAATCGAAGATGGTGCTGCTGGTGTTGTTAAGGTCCGTCACGTTGATTTCGCTGGTCGTGGTACTCGTGAAGCTTCTGCTGTCCCGGCTGCAAATGCTAAGCTCGTTAACCCAATTAAGGAAGGTACATACTTCACTGGTATTATCCGTCTTAATGGTGCTTTCGAAGCTGATACCATCAAGGATCTTGACTGGTCTAACGCAGATGAACGTGTTTCTACTCCGAACGGAATCACAATGCATACCGCTCGTGCAGTTGACGTCATGAAGGGAACCAATACTACTCGTTACACCATCGCTGGTGTCTGGGGTATTACTGACCCACGTGCCGTTACTTACGTCTGTATCAAGGATGCAACTTCTAACGTCGTTGCTCTCTAATCCAGATTAGATAACACAAATTAAATAACCTCCGTAGGAAGTTCCTCGGAGGTTTCTTTATTATATATTATTATATATATTATTATTAACAATATTCTAATTACGTGAACTTTCTTACACATATGTTAGAAATTTAAACAAATAACTTTAAGTAACGTTCTTTATTACACCATCGTTCTTGTAGTTTCTGATATTGGTAGTTTAATAACATTTCGTAATTATCATTTGCTCGTTCAACAATATACTTGAATGATTGTTTAGTTACGTTATTTGGTACCTTCTGGTATGGATGTGCTATTGCATACGTAGAAATATCAGAACATAGACATACTCTACCGACGGCTGCAGCTTCTAAATATTTCAAATCAGATTTGCAGTTACCAAAGTAATTGTCTTCAATAAACGAGAGTATAAACTTGGTCTGTAATGCATTCTTTGCAAACTGTATAGGGTAATCCTCGATTGCAACCCATGGTGATTCTTTCACAACGTTTAAGAACCAAGGCTTAGGACCCATAATGTGTACCTTCTGATTCTGTAAATATTGAACTGCACCTTTAGGGAAATCACCGTAGCTCTTGTCGTCATAATGTGTAGGGGAACCTGCATAGAAGAATGAGATTTCATTTGGTGCCTTATATCTGTCAAATCTCCATGTATTAAAGTCAAGACAGTTAGGAATTACTTCAATCTTCTCTTTAGGTAAGAACTGTGATAAATTCTCTTTAAGGAATTCATTTGTACATGTAACCTTGTCTGCAAGTAAATCTAAGTATTTCTTCATACCTTCGAAATTCTCTTGTGCATGTATCTGACAACGGTTATATTCTGGTAATTCATGCCAAACATCATCATCATA